TCTATTGTAGTCTTTTAGATAAAATTTTGTAATATAAAAAGTTCATTATTGCGTGTTATCTATAAAAACATATAGTGATTGATAGGTTGAATTAAGTTTAGTAACCCATCTTATACGCCATTTAACTAATCTTGTATTCGATCCTGTAGTTGGTAATCCTGTAATTGTTCCGTTATAAACAAAGGTATAGGTTCTAAAAGTACCTGCATCAAACTCTACATTCTGTATACCGCCTGTAGCTTGTACATAAGATGTACCATTATTAACGCTATACTCTAAAATACCATTTGTGCAATCACCATACACACCAGTCCATATTGCTTGATACTTAGCATTGTTACGCACATTATCAATATCAATATCTAAATATGATCCTAAAGTAGTAGTATTAGTAGTAAAATCTGTAGAACCTCTTTGAAAAGCACTACCAAAAACTGATAATGGTACTGCTACCCCATCATGTGCCAAAATATCTGCTGAAACATTTGCAAAGTGTTTTACATTTAAAGTATTAGCATTAACAAGAGATGAATCAAGTGTACCTGTTGTTATACTATTAGCACTAAGATTAGATACTTTAGCATCTGTCACAGCATCATCTGCTATTTGTGTTGTACCTACTCCACCTGATTTTATAATTAAATTACCACTTCCATCAGTATCAATAGTAACATCATCTATTTGTAAGTTATCAGCATTTAAAGTTCCAGTTGTAATATTATCTGCATTTAAGTTTGTTACAGCTACATTACTTGCATTTAGTGTTCCTGTAGTTACATCATCAGCAGATATAGTTCCAAAAACACCTGATGCAGATGTTAATGTGCCTGTTGCTATATCTCCTGCAACTATTGTATTAGATGCTATTTCAGAAGAAGTTATACTACCTGCAACTATTTCTGTAGCAGTTATAACATTTGCTTGAACATCACCTGATCCTACTGGTTCATTACCTACTGTAAATGTAAGAGTTGCAGGTGAAGATTCTGAACCTAGAGGATTGAGTGATGAAACACTTGCAACATAGTTAGTAGCTTTTTTTGTAAAGTTTAAATCTACATTTTCTACATCAACTATTTTATTCATTACTTGATTGCCTGATGAATCAACAATATTGATTCTATATTGATAGTTAGGAAAATCAGTTGGTTCATTCCAAGCTAAAAAAGGTCTGCCTGTAGAACTTGAATCAGTATCAGTAAATGCTAATCCTGTCGGTGCTTTTACAGCATAAGCAGATGGTAAGTCTGATAATTCTTCTAATGGCTCTTGTGCTGGTACTTCCCAAGTATATACATCAAAATATTCAATAAGACTTACAGCAACTAACCCATTAGACTGTAATTCTAATGCTTCAACTCTACATACCTTGCCACTAAATCCTAAACCAGCATAAGTTAAATCAACAATATCCCCTATGTTTAGCTTATACATTTCAGGAGTTCCTAAAAAAGTAATTGCTATTTGATTTCTACTTCTTGTTAAAATTGCCTTACCCATATTATGAGCAATATATGGATCAGTAACATAAGGAAACATTGTTTTAATTTCTAATATTTCGTTGTCATCTGAATAAAAGGGAGAAGCACTATGTAAAACTGTTACTGTATCTAATTCATATTTTTTATTTGCATTATAAAATTCAACAATAACTTTATTAGCTTTTCTATCTTTATTACCATAATCAACAGCTATACCACTATCAGATATTATATGTTCATCAGTTATGCTAAATGTAGAAGAACCAGAATCTTCAATTTCTAATTCATATAGACCATTTATATAGGTAAATATACCACGCATATTTTGTAATAGTTCTTTTGAGTTTTCCATTACAGTATTATTTGCATCCAAATATCCGTTACAATGGAATCTTCTTACTTTTGAGAGTATAGTTCCTGTTTGCGTTGAGTAGGTTGCACCTAATGTTGCATTTATATAAATAGTTAAACTTAAAGATGCGTTATAGTATCTAGTTCTTTCTACAGCTTTTATCTGTATGCTATTTAGAACAACATTACCAGCAGTATCAGTAAGTGTTATTTTTTCACCAACTTTATTTTGCCACCACTTCAAACCAGCATCAGTTTGACCTGATGGTATTGTAATGAAGCTATCACCTGAATTACCACTCCATTGAATAGTTTTTGCAGAACCATTGTAGTAAGGATTGTCAACTAAAGTATCAGCAGTATTAGCAGCAGTTTCAAATGTAGATGTATTAATTTTTGATATTGGTAAACCCTTACCATACTCATCATTTGTTATGTAGTCTAAAAAACATAAAGCAGGATTATCCGACCATTCATAAGTAGATACTGTTCCAAATGTTTGACCTGAATCTCTAGGATCAAAAACCTTTTTACCTTTTACTTGAACTGTTAGTTGTGGTACGCCTGACCATATACCCTCTTTATCATAGCCATAGTGTGCTGCTATGTAACAAACACCATCTAATCTGTGTGCTGAAGTCCAGTTAGACATAGATGCAACTAGCATAGGATCAGCAGTTTGTGAAGCTGCTCCATGATGTAAATTAAATACATATCTATACTTAGATGTGGGTGAAGTGCCAAAACCACCTGCTCCTGCATCTATACCTGTACCATTTTGTGAAACAGTATTTAATGAACCTGCACCTGAACTTATTTTATCTGATCCTATATATCCACCATCTCTAAATCTAGCAGAATCAGTAAGTGGGTTGCCATCTAATTCTATAGTTCTACCTATTATTTCTTCGCACTCACCTACTGCTAAAGCATAAACAACATACAAATCCCTTGAATCATTTGCGTTAGTGTCCATATAGATTATTTGTGTACCAACTCTACGACTACCATAAATAACTGGCAACTTGCCACCAGCAGCAACTTTGTTTGCTAGTATGTCTTGTCCTCTACTAAGCATTTCTTTTGCATTTATGAATCCTTTTACACCAACCCCAATAGTTGCTGCTGCAATAGTCCACTTAACCCATGTTTTAGAAAATAAAGATGCTACAAATGCACCAATTTTTTGAAAAAAAGTTTTTTTGATTGGTGCAGCTAACGGGCCGAATCCTAAAACAAAACTTAAAGAGGAAACTCCACTTACAAATATAAATGTTGGTACTGCTAATGGTATATCAACTATAAAACTATCCATTACATTCCCCATCTGACATCTTTTTTAACTTGTGCAGCAAATTCCATACCCTTATCACCTGTACTAAAATCTTGTTGAGATTCATCAGTAAAGTGTCTGCCTTTAGTTAAATTCCAGTTTGACCAATGAGAAGAAACAGTCATGGTAAGTGTTGAACTTTTAATATTTTCTTCAATAGATATATTTCTGATTTGTCCAGTAAAATAATTTATTGCACCTACAAGAGTTTCATTATTATCAAAATAAGCTAAATATATTTCTACCTGTTTATCTGTAAATGCACCAGTTTGAACTAACGACCTTACCTGATCTGTTATATTAGAAAAAGATATTGATACTTCATCTACTTCAAGTTTTCCTGATTCTGTTGTCATATCAACAGCTAAAAATGAACCACCAGCTTCGTAAGTATTAGAATCATAAATAACATTAGTATAGTAATCAGTAAGCCTTATAGTTGATGATAAATTTAATTCAACTAAAAAAGCTGTTTTAGTTGCAGTTGATGATACTTGTGTTTGTAAACCAGCAGATAGACTTCTAGGCATTATGTAATAACCTCTCTAACATCAAATGAGATAGTATATAAACCACTAGCATTTGTTGAATACATAATTTCATTGTTTTCAAGATATACAGTAAAACTTGGTTTATTTACAGTTACAGCTTCATTATCTGCTAGAGCAGTTACTAAGTTTGGCGATATTAATACAGTAAGTTCGCCACTTGAATTAGAATCAATATCTGATTGAACCATGTAAACTTTAGAATGATTTGCAAACTTAATTAAATCACCTGCTTTCAAAGCACCTGTTGTACTAGCAGTAAAACCATCCAATGCTATAGAAGCATCAGTAGCAGTATGTGAACCATTGACCAATATATCAGTTTCATCTTTCGATGCACCTAAATTATCTAATGGTGCTTGTATTGTAAAATCTTCAAAAGAACCTTTTTGCTTTTGTAGAAATGCAAATATTTCCATAGCTTTTTCTTGTGCCATAGGTGGCATTTGTGCTGTAAATGAAAAATAGTGTGAGCCTATTTGTCTGACTTGTTTTTTACCTGATAGTGTTTGATTTAATAGGGTTGGTCTATTATCTTTAAAATTTAAGGCTCTAAATAGTGGATTGGTTGGAAAAGCACCTGACATTATGTAACCCCCATCTTACCTTGATTGTTCATAGCATTGTTAATAATGCTAGTTATAAGTCCTCTTCTTGAATCTAATAGTTCATCAAAACCTGCTGCATCAATAGTAGAGATATTAAAATTAACTGTAGTACCCATACCTTGTCCTTTAGTATGATCTATAACAGTTTCGTTAGGATGAAGTATTGCAGGGAAACCACCTTTACCATCTATACCACCTGCTCTAACACCCATGCCTGTATAACCACCACCATCAAAAAAGCGATTAAACAAAGTATCGCCATCAGTAAGCCTATTAAATTTGATAGTATCACCCATATTACTAATAGACTCAGTAACTATACCAACTAATTTTTGCACAATAAAAACATTTATTAATTCATTTAAAACTGCTCTTGCAACACTTGTAGCTAAATCTTGAAACTTTAAAAAACCATCTGATGTAAAATCAAAAAACTTTTTAAATGCGTTGGTTAATTGACCCTCTACTGTTTCTGCAAAAGTTTTTACAACTTGAATAGAACCACCTGTTAATTCTTCAACTTTACCTAAGACATCATCTATATTCATTGTAATAGGTTTATCTGCTTCTTCTTTTAATTTTTGTAACTCTATTAAAAGTGCTTCCAATCTTAGTCTTTCTTTTTCTACAAGTTCTGGTTTAGTAATTACAGAACCTCTACCACCTAATAAACCTTGACCTTTTGCTCTACCTGTTTCCTGTATAATTTTCAATCTTTCTAAAGTATCTGCAATTTGTTCATCAAGAGTACCAAGTTCATTAGAAGCTGTATGAATTGCTGTACCTAAAGCAGCTAATGCTACTGCTGCTGCTGTTAATGGGTTTTGTAATAAAGCAACTTTTAACATTCTTAAAGCAGTAATCATCGCAGGTATTGCTCTTACAGTTAAAACAGTCATAACAGCTATAAGAACTTCAATATTATTTGCTAATACGCCTATTGCATTTGCAACACCTGTAAATATGCCTGTAGAGTTTTGTAATGCACCCAACATAGTTGTAAAGTTGGTTCTAAGTCTAGTGGTAGCCTGACCGACTGTTAAATCCATATTTTTAACAGTTTCAGTTGTTTCATCAACAGCACCAATTAATATTGGCAAAATAGCTTTTGCTGTAAGTTTACCCTCACTACCAAATTTTTTCAGTTTATCTGTTGTAATACCAAATCCATCTGCTAAAAGATTTGTTAAAACTATATTGTTTTCCAAAACTGATCTAAGTTCATCACCTCTTAAAGCACCAGATGCTATACCCTGTGCTAACTGTCTAGCTGAGTTAGCTGCTTCAGATGCTTCAGCACCAGATATTACAAAAGTATTTGCTACAGTCTGTACTGCATCAGCGACAGCTTGTTGACTAATCCCAAAGTTTTTTGTAGCCATTCCGAGTCTAGTAAACAAAGCACCAACTGCTGCAAAGTCTGATCCTGATTCATTAGCTATTCTTTTTATATGAGCCATAGCTTTTGCTGTTTCTTCTGCTGAACCAGTTAGTGCCATCATTCTATTTTGAATGTTTACAAAAGCATCACCTGCTCTTACTATCTCTCTAACTCCAAAAGCTGCAATTAATTGATTTCTTAAATTTTTAATTGCATTATTGGTAGCATTAACATCTTTTTTAAATTTATTAAATGCACCACCAGTTTTATTTTCAGCAGTAATTGCTATTTTTATTTTTTCTCGCAAACTCATTTTTTATTCTCTAATTCTTCTGCCTGTATATTTAGATAAACAATCCAACCATTAAACTCTTCTAGGCTCATTTCTTCAATTTCACCTACTGTTTTATGTAGTCTTTCAGCTAATGCGTACTTTGAATATAATTGCTTATCTTCAACTACTTTTTTTGCATTTGACCTTGTGAAATATTACCCATTATTTCAGTAGCTACTCTCACCAATACACTACTATCAACATTATTAAGTAGATCGTTTTTATGTTCTACTGTATATATTTTCTCACCTGCTTCATCTAATGCTTTGTAAATTAAAACATAGACAAGCATTTCCACCTCATCATCTTTAGCTAGATGCATAAACCTTTTCATTTCTCGTAAGGTGATAGGTTTGCAGTAAATTTTTAATGGTTTACCATCCCCATCACCCCACTCAGGAACTTCAATAACTTTAGTATCTATGCTGTTGTAATGATTTTTTGCATTATCTATAGCTGACATAATTAATATGTAGTAGTTGTTAAACCACCTGTGCCTTGTACTGTAATAGTAGATTCCACTAATCCATCAAAAGATGAAGTAACAGTTTTACCAGTAACAATAGCAGTACCAGTTAGTTTCACATCGCCACTAGCTGTACCCTCAGGTGCAAAGTTCAATGTAACAGATGCACCAATAGATAAAGCTGTCTGTCCATTAGTATCAGTTTCATCATAAAGAACATCAACCGATCCACTAAAGTCTTTAATAGAAGCTAAGTAAGATTTTGAAGCATCGCCCATTGAAGTATCTTCAACTGTGTCGATTGATTCCTCTATACTAAAACTTCTAATTTCAGCAATAGCATTTGATCCAACCTGTACAGTTCCCTCTTTTCCAAGATGTGTTGCCATAATTATTCCTCGTTATGTTTAGAAGAAGATTTAGGTTTATCTTTCGATGGGATTGCTTCTTCTTTCCAACCCTTACTCTTTAAATACTCAACACTATCTGGGTGAGCATCTATAGAACTTTTACCATTCGGTGAAATTAATTTCATAAATGTACCTCGTTAAACTGCTACATCAGGAGCAGTCTCCTGAACATAATAGTTAGTTAAAAATGTGAGAACAGCATAGCTTAGTGGTTGTTCTCCCTCAGTATTATATTCTATCTCAGTAGATTGTAAAAAACAGTCTTTAGCTAAACCATTTAATGTTGTATCAGCACTAATTGCTACTTCTACTTCTTTACATATTTTATCTACTTGATCATCAAAGTTGCTAGTTTGTTTTACATAAACCTCAACAATTAATTCTAACTCTCTACTCATCAATCTATTTGTGCTTATAACAATAGGTTCAGATGTTTCATTTTTTGTATAAATTACTAAAGCTGGTAAGTTTGTATTCTCTAAAGGATATATTCTAGTTTCAAAAACATTAGTACCAGTTGTAGTTAGTCCTGTTAGAACTGTACCTGCTCTTTCTCTAATCTGTTGTCGGATATGATTAGCCATTATATTTCCTCTAACTCCAATGCAGAAAAACCTGTTCGATCTGACTGAATATTAACGATAGTATAATTTTGTGCAGATTTTAGAGTATTGCCATCTACATCTTTAATAGCAGATACATTTAATGTATTACCAAATGCAATACTAGGTACATCAATGCTTCTGCAATAAGCTATTGGTTTTAATGCTTCAACACCAATGCCCTCAATTTGCTCAACATACTCATTATTAATAATTATATTAATTGTAGAAGCAGAACCACTACTGTTAGTAAAAACAGCAGTAACACCATGTCCAAAATTAATATCTAAGTAAGCACTCATATCTTCTTCAGTTTCAAGTCTATATTGTGACATTATTCTTTCTCCAATATAACACTTACATAACCTGTATTATCAGGCTCTACTGTTTTGATAAAAAAAGTTGTTTCAGGCGTAAGAGTGCTACCTTTGTTTGTTGTAATTGCATCAACAACTATTTTATCTTCTTGTTTAATATCAGGCACATCAGATGCCTTTAGAATTGCAGTAGGTTGAAAACCCTCGACTGATATAGATTCTCCCTCAATGCTTACATAAGGTTGATCTATAATTAGATTTATTAATACTGAAGAACCATCATCTATGAATCCTAAAGTATCAATTAAAGGAAAATCATCAAATAACTTTCCTGATTCAAAATAAGTGCCAGTAACTCCATGCCCTGTTGTAGCATCAAGGAAAGAAGTAAAATCTCTAGCACTTTCAATAGCCATTTTTACTTACTTCTTTTTTTGACCTTAGTTTCTGATTTTTCTAAACCAACACTTCTATTTGATTCTTTTTTTGGTTTGCCTTTGTATTCTTCAGCTTTACCATAACCAACAAGTGATCTGCCCTCATCAATAGTA